ATGGCGTCCCGTAGGGGAGTCGAACCCCTGTTACCGCCGTGAAAGGGCGGTGTCCTAGGCCTCTAGACGAACGGGACATAATTAGTATATTTTCTCGACCAATATGGTAATTTCTCCGATAGAACTTCTTACCATGATCGCCCAGTCGAACACATCAATGTGCACATCATCATACTGGTAATCTTTGGTGAGTTCTTCTACAGCACGGTCAACCGCACCTTCTGCGTTACCGTACACGCAGATCAGACCTCCCATATGATCGTATAATATATATGCATTGTCTACGTCAGTGTCTTCGGAAAACAAATCTGTTGGTATCGATTCGTAATCAATTGGCATTAGTATTCCTCTTTATAGAAAATGTGATCGCCTATTCTACCTATCAACCTCATTTTCTCGTGAGAGCTCCAACTAGGTTTTACGTAACTGGCGTGGTAATGTGTGGATCCTTCTGTTAAACCATTATGCTTGCTATAGTACATCATCTCATATGCAATATCTTTTGCACGTAACCAAGAGTATGTCTCTAATGGTTCGTCCGAGAGACCATCACAATACCAACTGAACTGACACATGTTCTTCTTTGGTATTTCTAGACCTCTATCGATACCCCACTGACTCAATACAGCTTGTTTGACAACACCGCATATCGTTGATGGGTATCGTCTATCCTGTAATCTATTTAGAGTAACGTCTGCGACTGCATATTGTCCAGCAAGACTTTCGCTCCTTGCCTCATGATATATATTCATTGCGAGACATTCGAGTTCTCTTTCGTCTTGAATATCAGGAGTTTCTGCATGAACAAATGTAATGTAACCTAAAAATACGAGTGACGAAACTGCGATATATAAACGCACCATAAAGTTCTCCTAGAGATTAAAGAGTTATTATACAGGTATTTTGGGGGAATGTCAAACAGTTTTTCGTAAAAGTTTTAGAAGTTTATCTAATTTCTTTTGTTGTTTGGGGGTGGGACTGTCTCCTACCTTAGATAGTAGGAAAGCATATTCTTTAGCGAGATTTGACTGATAGTTCATTATAGTTCCTCAAGTTGTTGAGCTATTATACTATAATGAACTATTCTTGTCAATCATTTCTTTTTCTTTTCTCCGGCAATCCACTTCTTTGCCTTAGCGTTATCTACGGGCGACTTGGTAAACTTGGTGGCATCACGATATGCGCGTACTGTCTCTTTCTGGTAATCCTTACCTTCAGAGTTATCCACAACTAGGAAGTTCGTCTTACCGAACATAGTTTGGAACTTACCAATATTTGCCTGTACTGCTTTCCAATACTCAGTAACACCTTTAGCGCCTAGTGTACGAGCACGTTGAGCATCACGAGAGATCGCAGTGTCAAGATCGGTGTTAACGAAAATCATTGCGACATCGTAACCCAGTTTCTTGAGTTCCTTTGCTTGGTCTGCGATCTTACTTGGGTCTTTACCAGTACCATCGATGACAAGACCTAGACGACCTTTGATGTACATCGATTGTTTAATACCAGTAAGGTTCTTTGCTTTACCACGAAGTTCTTGACCCTTTACGGAGAAGATGTTATCGGGATTCATTTCCATCGATGCTTTCTTCATGGCGTTCTCAAACGCATCATCAGAGTTTACAACCTTATAACCCATAGAAGTCAGACCTGTCTTACCGACAATGAATGACTTACCAGAGCCTGGCCCGCCTGCAAGGAAGATTGCCTTGAAGATTGCTGGGTCGTTGACACCTTCGTTTAAGAAGGACTTAAATGATTTTACCACGGTTGTGCTCGCCATAGTTGGAGGGCAACTTCAACGATTTCCGCTTTACGAGAAGGAAGACGACCTGTTCTTCCTTTAGATGCGATATACTTTTTAAGTTCCGCAACAGTCATAGCAGAGAATCTTTCTCTTTGTGCTTCGACTTCATCTGCGGCAGGGCCTGTAATAACAGTCCTAGTATTTTCGCCTCTCTTACTTAACCATATGCCAACAGCAATAGCAATGACTAGAAAAAGACCAAGTGTAAATTGAGTATCGCTCATAAATTTCTCCACAAATTAATGTTAGTTAGTGTGTTTATTTATACTTCTTCTTCGTTTGACTTTTGAAAAGTTTCAATTAAAAACTCTGCAAAGACTTCTTGGGTGCGCTCGCCCGGATGTCCAAACTCTTTCATGTCCTTTAACTCTCTACATAGAGTGAACATATCTTTACCCTTTCCCATTCCAACTCGACTGTTGGTATCAAGGGAGTCTATAGAGGAGATCAACCATTTCTTGTATTCCGGAATGGAGTCTATTCTAAACTCCTTTTCCAACATCTTAGCAGAAGAATCATCAGAAGGTTTGTCTGTCAATACGGACATTATGTTAGTCCAATTCCTTTTATGGAACACCCCCTGTATCAGTTTAATTCCAGCCGCATCACAGTAAGATTCTAACATCTTCATCTTACTTAGGGTATGCATAATGTCAGTCTTAGAGTCATAGGCATTATCAAACCACTTCTTCATTATAGAGCGCTTTTCTTTATCCCATATCATCTCTGTACGCAATTGAGAGAACTGAGTAACATCAGTCTGTCTCCCAATCTTAACTTCCCTTTCCGGAGGCATATACTCAACAAGTTCAGACCGTTGCCACGCAGACCACATCACTATCATGTGAGTTGTCTTGTTAGGATTGTCGTGAATAAAATCAGTAACCTCTCGGAAGATCTTATTATTACAAGCACCACACACGCCACGGTTCTCATAGTCAATACCTAGTTTCCTAGCGACTATTGAAGTGAAGGTAAGACCCCAATGGGTAGGGGGATCTTGGTCGAAACCTTCCAGTTCATCCCCCCAAACGAAACTACATCCGGCAGTTAACAACATTACTTGAACAGTTCCTCATACAGCTCATAGACCTCATTGGTCTCTGTTCTAGCTTCCTCTAGATTTCTCTTATGGAAGATATTAGAAATCTTGCGGAAATGCTTCTTGTCAATCTCATACTTCTCAGCAGTGACATCAACAATATCTTTCATCAACTCTTTCTCTGCGTCAATGCGTAACATACTGTCTGACATCTCTCGTACCGCAGCTGCGACTTTTTCTTTATCTGGCCCTATCATAATGCTATTTTCACTCCACTAGTTGCTTCAGTCCATGCCGCTGAAAAATCATCATTTGTTTCAGTACACAAAACGTATTGTTGAAACGTAATTGCTTCAGGGTTTTCTTTACTCGTCATACAGACACCACGGGCGAAACCAATACCTTGTTCACCGTGAATCAACATACGAGGATCTTTAATAGTGATTGCACCATTACTATTGGTACTCTGTAACCGACCAACATACTCACCACTTACCGTAACTACTGTTACCACATCATTATTTTTCATTCTTCACTCTCGATTTCATCAATTAACATATCACGCATTGCTCTCGCTTGCGCATCTTCAGGGTTGTTCACACTACCATTATTAACAAACTTGTATGCTAGTGTAATTCGCTGACACCCTGCATACGCAGCGTGCCAACAGTGTAAATCTTCTTCTTCTCTAGAACCAAAGTAATAGTGTCGGCATTGCCAGCCAGGCACATCTTGGATACGAGTAATCTCGTCAGTCTTCTTATCGTAGTACTCGAAGAACCCATCTCCGGTCTCAGACCACGTGAATAAGACTTGATATGCGTTAGCGTCATAGTTGGTATGCCATCCAACAAAACCGCCTGGCGGATAATAAGATAGCAATGCAGAGGTGTGTGCACCAAGCTCTGAAGCGAAGTCATACTTCACCTTCTGCATGAAATCTCCCCACATCTCTTTATCTTCACGTACCATCTTAGAGATAGGTTGTGCAAAGTATCGATCCGGTGGGCCTACTAACTCAGGGTATCTAGACAAACAGTCATCAAGATACTCGCGAGACGTGTAGTAGTCTCCTTTGTGGATATCATCATACTCATTATACGTCCAGTACTTCTCATCGTTATAAGAAGGTTTTGATAACATCTCATCAGAAAAACTGTTAAGCACTCCCAACAGTTCTTTATTACGAATAACAACTTCACTCATTACTGATAATCATCCTCATCTGACATGTCTTCGGCAAACCTTTCATTCGCCTTTTTTAAATCCTCTTCGGTGCAAGCACCCATTTCTATCATGTAATTTACTGTTGCATTAATTCCTTCTTGCCTTCCTGTCCTCTTACCCACAAGAGTAGAAATAAACATTAGAAACATAGTAAAAAGTGTCTGCGTTACCGGATCCATAGTGGACTCCTTATAATGTGAAGCCGTCAAAATTCATCTTCTCAGAAGAAATTCGTTGGCCAGAGTTTGAATTATCAAATGCTGGGCCATTATCTACTTCTTTATTTAGTGGAGAGTCATTTTGATCAACATCAAACAAACGCATCTTACTACGGTCAATACCCACAACGAATCTCTGGTTCTGGCCAGGATCGTTATATCGGTTCTTCAACTGTTTAACTAATATCTGTCCTTGTGCGTTTAGTTCATCATTACTAATCAGAGCAAACATAAGGTCAGCAGTTGCAGGCAGTCCGAAGGATTCTGAAGTATCCTCTAGACCAACATCATCATTACTGTAACCAGAACGGGTGGTCTGGGTTGCAGATACTAGAGGAACATCAAACTCAACAGCAAGACCGCGTAACTCTTCTGCGATAGATTTGATATATGTATATGAGTTGATAGCACCGCCCATTGCCTTCATCCTAGAAGACGAACAGATGTTCAGATAATCTACAAAGATAATATCTGGAGTGAACTTCTTCTTTAGTTTCAACTCATTCAGAAGAGCACGGAAGTGATTCGAGTGTGCACTACCAGTCGGGTATTCCTTAATGATAAGTTTACCCGTAGTTTTATCTGCGACCTTCTTAACACGATTTGAAAACATCTCCTTACTAAGATGTTCTAACTGGTCGATGGGGACGTTCAACAAGTTGGCATCGATTCTTTCTGCGATACGTTCTTCGGACATCTCCAGAGTAATATACAGGACATTCTTATTCTGACTCATCGCGGCTGCCGCAGCGTGACACATAAACAGAGACTTACCAACACCAGTCCCTGCAAGAGCAATGTTCAGAGTCTTGTTAGGCAAACCGCCTTTGGTAATACGGTTGAAGTAATCCAAATCCCAAGGTAGTCTCTCTTCATCCATATTGTAGAAATCCCACCGAGAATCAACATTCTCCAGATAGTCATGACCAATGTTAGTGTCAAAGGATACGGACAGTGCCTTCGACAATACGTCAGGGATTGCGTTCTTGGATAGTTCTTGGTGTTTACCATCGATGATAGAGATAGACTCCATCACTGCATTGAATACTGCACGGTCTTGACACCACTTCTCAGTGCGCTCTACTAACCATGATAGGTCTTCTTCGGCATACTTAAAGATGTCGGGGAGTATGTCCATTGTGTGACGATAGTGTTCGTCTGACATACGGTCTTCAGAATCAATCTCAATCTTGAGAGCTTCTTTAGAGGGGAGATTATTATACTTGGCGATGTATGCGGTGAACTCTTGGAAGATACTTTTGTAAGTACCTTCGAAGTATTCGGGGGAGAGGAAGGGGGCGACCTTCCTCATATACGAATCGTTAGTCAGTAGATTCCGTAGAATCGTCTGTTGTAGATTGATGTCCGTCATTTTTATCCTTTAAGTTTACTGAACCAGTCTCAATGGCTGCTTCTAAAATATCACCTAGTACTTCACCTACAAACCCTTGTAGGTTAACATTGTCTACATTATACACTGTTGGGTCTTCTGTGTCAACAACATCGAAGTTAAAAGTTATATTTTGATCATCACCATTAATGCGAACATTATTATAACGGATAGTTACATCATTGTAGGGTGCACGTAGTAAATCTACGTTCCACCCATCAACACCATCTGCAACTACAGGGACTAATTTATAATCTAGGTTTTCTGACGGCTTATCTAAATCTAAGTCTTTCATGCTACGGCTTCCTCAACGAAGGTTTCAGGGTTGATTTCACTCTTGTATCCTATCTGATAAGTCTGCTGAAGGAATGTAGCGAAATCACTTGTTTCGAAAATAGGTGCCCAGAACTCATTGGACAAAGTATCCTTGGTACGGAACTTCTTATCTTCTGCTTCGGTGCCGTGACAACGAGAGTACCAACCATTACTTGGTTTGATAACATACCCACCAGCCAATGCAACTTCAAGGAGACCAGAGTTCTTCTCAACACCACCATCCCAAGATACTGAGATTGGAATCTTAGACTGCTCTTTCACAAATCGAGACTTCTCAACCTTGATAACAAAATCATAACCAGTCACTTCGGTACCAGTCTTATTCTGTCTACGACCGATAATCCAGATGTTGTCGGCAGAGTAATAGATACCAGTACCACCACTAACTACATCTTTTGGAAACAGACCAATCTCTTTATAAGTGTGATTGATTGCAAGCATCGGGATGTTCTTCATCGCAAGGTACGGAGTCGACATACGGAACAGACCTTTCAGTGCCTTCGCACGTGACATGTCCGCGACACCCTTCTCGTTCAATGCATCATCAAGTTCTTTCTTAGACGCAAGGTTACCGATAGAGTCGATAACGA